CGGATAGCGAGTAGACGACCCGCTAACCGCGGTGATGGAGTTACCCAGGAATACGGCCCGATTGCCCTGCCGAGCGCTCGCGCCCACCGCCGCGCGCACGTCCGGCGCGAGCGCCGCGCGGGTCACGCTGCCGGGCTTCGGCCGAGCTCTCCCCGGCAGAACAACTGATCGAGTTGCCATGATCTTCCTCCTAGAGCGTGGTCGTCAGCGAGGTAGCGGGATCAGACACTTCCCTTTTTTCGACCTCAGATGAGGTCGAAAAATGAGAAGCACTGCTGTCGGGAGTCGGCGAACTCGTCGCGGCCGCGATGACGTTGGCCGTGTCATGCGCCTCGGCGGCCGAGCTCGTCACGAAGAGTCCGATCACCAATCCCACCGGCGCGATGCGCCAGTCCCCGGTGACGATCGCGGCGATGGTCGTCAGCAGCGTCGCGATCACGATGCTCACCAGGGCGTTCGCGCCAGGCCGATAGCGCGACGGGATCGCGAACGTGTCGATCACGATCTGAGACCAACGCGCCTGATGACCGCCGAACTTGGCCGAATATGCGTCCGCGATCACCAGGATCACGGCCGCGATCTGGATGAGCGATTCGCTCGAGATGTCCATTCCAATCCTCCCAGCATAGCGCTATGAAAGCGATCGCTCTGATGCTTTCATAGCGCCGTGTCGTATGAACGCTTGCGTTCGTAGCGGGCGATCGAACGCGGAATAAAAGGTGGAATATTCCACGCTCGATCTTCGCAATCGGTATCAGTCCATGCTCGCCGGATCGCCGCCGAGCGCCTCGATGATGCGCTCGAGGTCGAAGTTGGGCCCTGGGCAGTACGAACGACTGACCGAGTTGATGTCCGCATGTCGGAGCTGGTGGCCGCGATCCGGATCGATCCCATACACGCTCGGATGCGCGAAATAGCGGCACAGCGCGATGCCCGCCTCGTACTGCGCATCGGTCGGCGGCACGCTCGGCGTCGCCACGTACTCGATCGTGATCGTCGCGTTGTTCGGGTTGATGCCCCTCGTCAGGGCGTCGTTGAGCCACGGAATATCCGTGCGTGGACTCTGGACGTCGCCGTTCGTCCACGCGCCGTCGACGGAGCTCACGAACTGATACACCGTCCCGTCGCGATCGATCACGAAGTGCGAGCTCGCGTTCGAGCCGTTCGTCTGGAACCACGAAATCGTCGAGCTCAGCTTGAGGTCGTCGGTCACGTGATGGACCATCGCGATCGGATTGCCGTAGCCGTTCCGGCGCGAATAGAAGTTCGTGGTGCCCTTCCAGATGATCGCCGGCAGCAGGACGGTCGGATCCTCGACGAGCTTGTAGTTTGCGGCCGTGATCTCCTCACCGGGCTTCGGTGCGCTCGGCTGCACCCCCGGATCGGGGTCCGGGATCACGATCGGCTCAGAGGTCGAAACCCAGTCAGCCCCACGCATGCGCGCATTACTCGCCGAGTTGTAGTAGTACAGGCTGCCGTCCGGCTCGACCCATCCCCAGTCGGCCGTCGAGAGCGTGCCGGCGGCGACCACTTCGAGCACGCTGGCCTTTGGCGCGGCCGCGCTCAGGAGCGGCGTTTCGTGCACGGCACGGATCTCGCGCCCGATGCGAAAGAACGTCGTGAGCGTGCCGTCCCGGTTCGCACGGCGGTACACGATCGAGGTGTCCTCAGCCTCCTCGAGGTACTCGATGTCGCGCGCCTGGAGCTGCGTGCCCGGCGCGGTGGAGGTTCCGAGGAGTCCCTCGACCTCGTTGAGCAGCTTCGCGAGCTTCGTACCGTAATCCACGTCAGTGGCCCAACCGGTCGCCCCGCCGAGGTCGTTGAGCGTCTTCGCGATCCCCGCGCGGCCGGCGGAGAGTGCCGCCTGCCATCTCGGAGATTCACTCGACTTGAGATCGCTGTTGGCCGGGAGCTGCTCGCCCTTGGCGTACAGCCACAGCTGCACGAGCTGTGCCCGCGCGGCCGCGACGCCGTCGGCGAACGACCGGCTTGCGTTGTTCTGCGCCGGATCGCCCGTGATGCCGATGCCGGCGGGATTGAGCCGCTCATTCCACCAGTTCGACGTCCACGCTCCGGTCTCGAGCCACGACTGCATGACGACGAGCTCGGCCCGGATGCCGATCTTCGGCGCGATCGCGTACACGGTCTCGAGATAGCTCTTGAGTTGGTCGAGACGCTTCGGCGCGTTGTCTCCCTTGCGCTCCGCAAGGAGCTCGTAAAACGTGTCAGCCGTCCCCCGCGACGGCCCCAGAATGGTCGTCGTCGTGCTGTAGGCCATCTCCATGCCTCCTCGGCTGCGCTACGGCAGCCCTGCATGCTCGTCAGGCTCCTCGTGAGCCCGACGCCGGCGAATCGCCACCCGGAGGTGACGGTACGTGATGGGCGCGCCGATCAGTCCTGCCAGCAGGAGCGCGATGCGGAGCGCGTCGTAGACGATGTCCGGGGGGCGCCAGACTTTGGAATTGCCAGTCGCGAGCGCCAGAAAATACGCGCCGGCCGCGAGTAGAAAGAGCAGGAGCGCCGTGGTGAGCGAGTTCCACCGCTCCCTGGTCGTCTGGACCACGATCAGGAGCGCCCACGAATACGCGATAAAAAAGCCGACCAGGAACGGCAGCACCTTGAGCACGATGTTGGTCAGGTCAAAACTCATGGTTGGTGTCCCCCCTGGCGTCCCTCGAGGATGTCCTGGATCGTCGAGATATCCCAGTTGGGATCCACGCCGTGCTTGCGGAGCTCGCGCTCACTCGCCTGCCTTTTGGCGATGAGCTCACGGACAAACGGGTCGTCCTCGGGCTGCGGAAGGAGCCCGAGGGCGTGCAGGATGCGCTGCAGGAGGCTCATCTCGCACCCTCCGTCGAGAGGTCTCGCAACAACTGCTCCAGGACCGCTATGCGCCCATGCAAACGCAAGATCTCCGCGTCCTTGACCGCGAGCTCCTTGTCTTTCGTCGCGAGTGCCTGGGTCGCGTACTCGCGATACGATTCGGCGCGGCCGAGCTCGCGTTCCCGCTGAAACAGGTAGCGCAGACCGACCCCGATGCCACCCGTGCCGAAGAGCGCCCCGGCCCACCCGATCAGTTCCGAAATGCTCATTCGAGGCCCGTCCCATCATCCGTATCCCCCCCGATCGTCATCGCCGCGCTCGGGCGGTCAGTCGCACCCATCCCGAGCGCAGGTCCACCGCGTCACCTGAGGCGTAGGTCGCCTGCACGACGATGGGCATGGACTCCGACCCGTTCACCGTCGCCCACCGGTCAGTCTCCAAAAAACACAGCCTCGTACCGCTTCGGCACTCGTAGGCGTACGTGTCACCAGGGAACGTAGAAGTGCCGCCAGCGCGAATGAACAGGTTCACGGTGCCGGACGTCCCCGACGTCAGCCTCGCCGTCAGCCACGCCGTGATCTCGATGTCCCAGGTGCCCGCCGGCAGCACGGCATTCCACGTGACGAGCGTTCGCGTCCCATCCCCAGAGGCGAGCACGCCAGTCGCCGGAATCGTCTGCTTCGGAGAGAAGTAGATCGCCGTGTGCTCGTGGTCGCCGGCCGCGACCGTGCCCGCCGTCGTGCCGATCTTGAGGCCTACGTTGACCTCATCGGTATCAGCATCCGCACCGGCGGCGTCCTCGATCGTGAGGTCAAAGATCGGGGCAAAATCGAGCGCACCGACGCGATCCATCACGGTGCTCCCGTTGCTCTCCACGCGGAGCTCGCCCGGTCGCTCAAGCGTCTCCACCCGGGAGAACACGACCCCGCCGCCCTTGATCGGCATGCAGATCCCGTAGTCTCCGACCGCTACACGGCCGGTCGTGTGCGCGATCGCCTCGGTCGCGTTGGTTGTCGCCTCGGTGGCCGTCACGATCACCTGGTTACCAGACACGCCGGTCACGACGCCCCAGTAGGCAGTCGCGGCCTCGGCGTGCGCTCGTGACTTGCCGCTGAGCCGCTTGATCAGCACCATCGGATCCACTACAGCACCTCCGATCGACGCATCTGGATCGTGGTCGTCGCGGAGCTCGCGTCGAGTCCCTGCGAGATCCGCTGCACGTACCAGGAGCCGTTAGCCTGCGCGAGATGCGGGTAGAGCGTCGTGTCGGCCGTGAGCTGCACGACGTCGTGGACGTCGAGCTCGAGATCCGGGAGCGTGGTGATGGTGCCGGCGGCGATGATGCTCGAGGAGGCCAGCCCCTCGCTCGCAGTGCGGGTGAGTGTGTCCTGGTCGATGTCGGCGTTGTTGACGGTGATCACCTTGGTCACGACGCCGGCGCCGCCCGGATAGGTGGTGGACGCCGGCGAGCGCGGATCGTCGTTGCGCGCGGTGGCCTTGAGCACCCCGAGTGTCGGATCTGAGCGCACCGCGATCACGACGTTGGCAAACGACGAGTCGTCGCGGGACGTGATGATCTCGCCGACGAGCTGGGTCCGCTCGCCGAGCGCGTACGTCCGGGTTGGCATGGTCGTGTCGAGCGCGCGGTACGGCCGCGTGGTGATCCGGCCGTCGGGCATCGGATACACCGAGTACCAGCCCATCGCCTCGGTCAGCGATGAGAGCGCCGAACGGAGCGTGTCCCCCGGATTGAACGACCGGGCCTTGCCCGTCACGCGGGACGTGTCGGGGATCGCGTGCCGCGTGATGCCAGCGAGCGCGAGGAGGTTGACGATCGCCGTCGTCACGTTCGTGCCGACGGGGATGTTGTAGGTATCCGTAAATGCGTAGTTGGAGATGAGCGCCGTGACGTCCTCGCCGCTCACCTCGACCGTGGCCGACGTCTCGTCCCCCGAGATCTTGGGCTGCCCGAGGCGGAAGAGCCCACGCTGCACGGCGTTGATCGTCCCGTCCTCGGAGGTCGTCTCCACGAACACGGCCACCCACGACCACGCCGACACGGCCTCGGCCGAGAGTGCGGTCAGCTTGACGGTGCTCTGGATCGCGCGATCGATGTCCGTCTCGAGCGAGCCCGCGAGGATCTGCGCGCTGATGTCATCGCCGAGGCGATTGTTGCGATCGGCCGCGTAGTAGCGCGCGCGGAACGTGAGCTCTCCGCCCGAGCCGGTCGGCCCCTGCGTGCCGATCTCCCGCCGGCGTGAGGAGCTGTTGTGTGCGGTGCCGTCCCACGCGTAGCCCGTGCCCTGCGCGCCGTCCACATACGCGTCGATCGACGGCGCGATGTGCATCCCGTCAATGTAGGCATGCTGATTGGTGACGGCCGCGTTCGGCCGCACCGAGACGTAGACCCGGACGTATGCGGCGTTCGCTGGCGCGATCTGGTTGCGCAGCTCGAGGACCCGCCAGCTATCTTGCACGCCGTAGACGAACGGCGTCGTCTCGCCGCTATTGCCGAGATGCGTGTATGAGGCGTCGTACCAATCGACCCCCGAGATCTGCGCGCCGAGCGCCGCGCTGGTCACCCAGTACCGCACCACGACATCGATGCTCTCGCCAGGCGAGACGATCGCGCTATCGCTCGCCGACGTCCCCCAGTACATGTACGCGTTCTGGCCGGAGCTCGCCGACGTGAACCCCATATGGAACGAATACGTGCCGACCCACGAGTTGTCAGTCGTGCGATCGAGATCTCCGGATCCGCCGTTGCGGAGCATGGTGACGCCGGCGAGGTTGGTCTCGGCAGACGGATTCTTGCAACGATTCACGGCGGCCGGCGTGGCCTGCGGGATCAGGACCATCACGCCACCTCCGCCGTATCCGCCGGCGAGAACGCGACCTCTTGGAACTTGAGCTCGGCCTCGTCCCACAGTCGGTGCCGCTTGATGCGCGCGCTCACCAGCGAAACGTAGCGGCGCTCGCCGTGGCCGTCACGGATGCACATCGTGCCACCGCGCCGGATCAGATCCTTGAGCGCGGCGATCCGCTGCTCGCGCGTGGCGAACTCATCGCCGAAGAGCTTGTAGGTACCGCTCGGATTCCACTCCATGCGGGAGCCTCGGATCGCGGTGGACTGCTGCGCGCCGGTCGGCAGGACGTACGTGATGTCCTGCGCGTACTCCCATGTCCCCTCGTCATCAACGTCGGCCGCGTAGCGGAGCTCGACATGGTACGTCTCGGGCTCCCACACCGAGCCGAGGACGATGCCGTTGAACGCAACGACCGCCTGCGCCTCGGCCGGATCGCTCGTCAGCACATCGATGCCGACGGTGATCGACTGCTCGACCTGGTACGCGTACGCCTCGTTGGACGCCGGGAACGCATCGACGAACGCGGTCTGCAGCGGGTTGGTGATGCGGCGCAGGAGGACGCGATCGCCGACGGCCGTGCCGCCCGGCGAGTCGAGCGGCACTCGGTACACGTCGTAGGAATTGAACTGCGACGCCGGATAGGTGGTCCCCTCCCAGGAGATGTAGACCGCCGTCGGTAGCACGTCGAATCCGAGCGTCACGGGATACGCCGTAACGCCCTGGATCATCGTCGCGGAGTCGTACGAGAGGCTGAACGCCACGGGATCCGAGTTACCGGTGAGGCCGTTGGCGTCGGTGACCTTGACCACCGCCGTGTAGGTCTGGCCGTTGGAGATCGCGGCATTGAGCACGTTGACGGCCGTCTCGGAGGTCGTCACGTCGTTCGACGCATACACCTGCTTGCCCGACTCGTCGTAGAAGAAGATCTGCCGCTTGACCTGGTCGGGAGCGGTCCACGCCATCGGGATCACGCGCGTGGAGAACACCTGCCCCTCGGTCGGGGACGTGATCGTCGCCGTCGGACCCGTCGCGTAGATGAACGTGAGTTCGGACGACTTGGACGCGGCAGCGGCCGTGGTCGCCTCGCCGCTGTACAGGCTGCCGTCATAGCTGTAGCAGTCCCATCGATACGTCGCATAGCTCGCGAGATCGGTAGCCGTGGTCTGGTACTCCCAGTAGCCGGAGCTCGCGCTGTACGTGCCGGTGCGCGTGTAGAGCACCGTCCCGGAGCTGTTCTTGATCCGGAAGTAAATCGTGACGGTGTTGCCGTCCGGATCGGTCGCCTTGGCCCGCAGCTTCGGCCGCGACGTCGTCACCGTAGCGTCGGCCGGCTGCCGGAACGCGGGCACCGTCGGCGCACCGTTGGTGTTGAACGCGCGCGCCGTGGACCAGTCGGACCAGACGTTTGCCGTATCGCGCCCCCGAATCTGGAACGTGTACGGCGTCCCCCAGTCGAGCGTGGAGAACCCGGACTCCGCCCAGGAGATGGTGATGTTGGAGCCGGCAGCCACCGTCTTGCTGATCGTGCCCGAGGTCGCGATCACCTGTCCGCCCACGAGGAGGCGGATCTGCACGGCGTTGGTCGCGAGCGATCCCTGCGACGTCCACGGCGCGACGAACGACGCCGGCGTGCGCGTGGTGATGCGGCCGCTCGGCGTGGTCGGTGTCCCCACCGCGCCGGCGCCGGCGAGGGTGAACTGCAGCCAGCTCGACCAGGAGGACCACGCGCCGGCGCGATCGCTCTGTCGGATGCGCCACTCGTACGCGACGCCGAACGACAGCGCGGATCCGGCGTAGGTGCGAGAGGTGCGCTTGTTGGTGCGCTCGGAGCTCGAGGCGGTGTAGGTGGTGTCCCACTTGAGCGACGTCGAGCCGACCTGGCGCACCTGGATCTGCACCTGATTGACGTAGTCCCACGACTGCCCGTTCGGGAGCGTGGTGTTGGCGTCGTTGAAGTCGGCAGCGAGATCCGGCGTGGTGTCGCCGTCGGTGATCGTGCCGTACGGCGTGCGGTTGATCGGCGTGCTCGGAGCCTCGTTGACCATGCCGACGGCCCACACGGACATGTGGCCGTTGTAGGCAGGATCGCCGCCGATCGGCGAGGTCGGTACGGTGCTGGCGAGTCCGGACTTGTCGTAGAAGTTGCGATTGGCCGCGCTGATGCTCGCGGCCGCGCGCATGGAGTGGGAGATCACGCCATCGCGGCAGGTGATCGCGAGACTGTAGCGGCCCGGCGCGGCGAGGAACGGCGTGACGTTCTGGACGTAGCTCGCACCGCCGAGGATGTCGGTGTACGCGGTACTCGGTGTGAACTCGGCAGTGTAGCCGAGGCGCGTACCAGGATCCGGCGTGGAGCCAGAGACGCCGCCCATGCCGATACGGACCTTCGGAGATCCGGAATAGGTACCGATCCACGCGCCGAGCTGGTACACGATGAGCGTCTGCGATCCCGCATCGTACACACAGGCACGCTGATCGCCGTGCCCGATCTCGCCTCGGTCTACCTCTGGTGATGTGACGCGTCGTCCGTAATACGCTGTCGCCACGACAAAGCCCCTGATCGCATGTGAGTCCGCCGACTCTCACGCGCTCAGAGGCTGTCTGTGAGACGTTTCGTTACGTCCAGTGTATCACTCAGTCTTCGCCCAAAATGGCCCGCAGATCCTCGTCGCTCGTCAGCACGCGCACAGCATTGACCGTATCCGGGAGGTCCCGCAAGAACTCCGGGGAGATCACGAGGAACGTGTTGACGTTCTGCACCGTCGGCTGCGGCGCGGTCGTCATGCTCGGTGCGGAGTACCGTCCGATGTACGGATCCGCGAGCGTCGGCACAGCCGCGTCGCCGAGGAGGCCGCTCGCCGCGCCGACATCGCCCACCATCCCCTCGATACCGCTCACGAGGCCCTCGCCGACCATCTTGCCGAGGTAGGTCGTGACCTTCGACGGCGAGGCGATCTGCAGACGCTTCGCGATCGCGCGATCGACCTGCGCCGCGATCGCGTTGGCTGCCGCCGTCACCGATCCGAGTGCTGCGTTGAGCCCGTTCGCGACGCCGAAGCCGGCAGCCGCGCCGGCATTGTATCCGTTTGCGCCCATCGATCCGGCGATCCCGCTGATGATGCCCGGCCATGTCGAGGCGTTGCTCGAGATCGCGGATCCCGCCGTCGTCATTGCGGACGACACCGACCTCGAGACACCAGACATCGCCGTGCTCGCGGTCGAGGCGAGCGCGCGGAAGTCACGCTCGCCGCCGGAGAGCGCACTCGCGAGCCTCGAGGTGAACGCCGAGCTCACCGTCGAGATCATGTTGCCGATGCCCCCGACCCAGCCACCAAGCACGCCGATCGTGGTGCTCACAAACCCGGTCGTCTTCGTGGTGGCCGTGGAGAGTGCGGTCCCATACGTCGTCATGTGCTTGCCGACGGTCGAGATCATGGTTCCGACACCGCCGGTCCAGCCGCCGAGGACACCGATCGTGGTACCGACGAACGCGGTCGTGGCCGCCGTCGCGGTCGTGAGCTTCGTGCCGTAGGTGGTCCATGCCGTTCCGATGGTCGTCAGCATGGTCGAGATACCACCGACCCATCCGCCTAGGACACCGATGGTCGTCGCGACGAATGCGACGGTCGCGGTCGAAGCGGTGACGAGGTTGGTCGCGTACGTCGTCCAGGCGGTAGCGATCGTCGTGAGCATCGTGGTGATGCCACCAACCCAACCCCCCATCACCCCGATCGTGGTGCTCACGAACGAAATCGTCGCGGTGCTCGCCGTGGTGATGTTCGTGCCGTAGGTCGTGAGGTTCGTCCCGATGGTCGTCAGCATGGTCGAGATGCCGGTCGTCCATCCGCCCATCACGCCGATCGTTGTCGATACAAACCCAGTAACCGCTGCCTGCGCCGCCGCGAGCTGTGTCGTCAGTGTGCCGAGGCCGAGATCGATGCCCCCGCCGCTACTGCCATGACCGCCGCTGATGTTCGCGCCGTTCAGGCCGCCAAGGTTGAGATTACCGGCGAGCCCCTGTCGCGTGCCGCCGGCAGAGTTCTCGGGCTGCTCCTCCCAGAGGTTATCGGCCCAGCTTCCGTCGCTGCTTACACCATTCTCGCCATCCTCGGTCGCCTGGTTAGAAGACACCCATCCGACGATGGCATCCTTGATCCATCCCGCCACGTCCGAGGCGCTCGGCATATCCGGCCAATCGATCGTAGGGATTTTGCTCGTGATCGCCTCAACAAGATCGACGGCCCCAGACACCCAATCCGACCAAGGCAGCGACGTGATCTTTGCAGGGATTTGGGTGAGCAGATCCACTGCCCCAGACACCCAGTTAGACCATGGCAACGCGACGATCTTCTTCACGACCTGAGTACTCAGGTCCACCGTTCCGCTGACCCAGTCGCCCCATGGGAGAGAGGTAATCTTCTCGACCACCTTCTTCGACAGATCTACGGTTCCACTGACCCAGTCACCCCATGGGAGAGAGGTAATCTTTGCTACTACCTCAGTGGTCAGATCCACGGCGCCGCTGATCCAATCGCTCCAAGGCAAAGCGGTGATCTTGGCCACGACCTCAGTGGCGAGATCTACGGTACCGGAAACCCAGTCACTCCAAGGGAGCTCCGCGATCTTGGCAACAACCTCAGTGGCGAGATCTACGGCCCCGCTGATCCAGTCTCCCCATGGAAGCTCGGTGATCTTGGCCACGACCTCGGTCGCTAGATCGACGGTTCCACTGACCCAGTCACTCCAAGGGAGCTCCGTGATCTTCGCCACAACTTCGGTCGCCAGATCCACAGTGCCCGAGACCCAGTCACCCCAGGGAAGTTCAACGATCTTCTCGACGACCTTCGTCGCTAGATCGACGGTTCCACTGACCCAGTCTCCCCATGGAAGCTCGGTGATCTTCTCGACGACCTTCGTCGTCAGGTCCACCGCGCCGGAAACCCAATCTCCCCAAGGCAGTTCCGTGATCTTCGCTACCACTTCTGTAGCCAGATCGACCGCACCAGAGATCCAGTCACCCCAGGGCAACTCGGTGATTTTCCCCGCGATCGTGGTGGCGAGATCCACCGCGCCGCTGATCCAGTCACCCCACGGGAGGTCTGTCACCTTGTCAGCGAGCCACCCCCCGAGATCCGCGATCTTGCCGCCGATGTACGAGCCCCACTCGAGCACCGTCGCGAACGCATCCCAGGCGAGGTTGCTGATGAAATCGCCCCAGTTGAGCGACGTCAGCGCGTCCCACGCGAGCGACAGCCCGGTGATCACCGAGCTCTTCATGCTGTCGAACGCCCCGTCGAGCGAGTCAGTCAGCCACGACCACATGTCGCTCGCTGCGCCGCCGGCCGCCTTGAGGCCAGCGATCACCAGGTCGCGAGCCTTGCTGGCGAGCGCTCCCCAATCGATCGCGTCCCACGCGTCGGTGATACCGTCCCACACCCCGTCCCACGGGATTGCCCTGATCGCATCGATGATGAGCGTCGGAATCGTGAGCGCCAGATTGCCAATCGTCGAGACCGCGCCGACGAACGCGTCCTTGAAGGCATCCCACGCACTCGACCAGTCGCCGGCCATGAGCGCAGCCATCGCCGAATACAGCGAGCTCAGTACGCCGAGGAACCCGCCGATCACGCCGTTGAGGCGGTCGAACGTCGAGGAGAACGCGGTGAACTTGGACTTGAGGGAGTCGATCAGGCGATCCACGCCGGTCCGCGCGATCGAGAGCAAGCTCGCCACGAACTCGTCGAGCGACGAGATGATGCCGGCGAAGCCCTTGCCGAGTGACGTGATCGCCGACTTGAGCTTGTTCAGCGCGCCGGTGTAGTTACCCGACGCGATGAGCTTGAGCGCGGAGCCGAACTGCACCGCCGCCACGCGCACCTGGCCGAACGGCCCGGCGAGCGCCTGCACGAGCTTGACCAGCGGTGGGAACTTGGCCCCGAGGCGCGTGATGTCCGCGACGAGCGTCGAGATTCCGGAGGCAAATCCCCCCGAGAATGCTCCCTGCAGGTAGCTCACGAACCGCTGCACGGATCCCACGACCGCGTCGAACGCCGGACTCAGGAGCCGGATCGCATCCTGCAGCGGCGCGAACTTGCCGACGAGGCCGCTCACCGCGTTTCCGATGTCGTCCCAGATCGTCGCCAGGCCGGACATGAACCCGCCCGAGAACGCGGACTGCAGGTAGCCGACGAGCGTGCCGATCGCGCTGGTGATGAATCCCACGACCGAGCCGACGATCCCCTGAATGCCGAACCAGTCACGACGCCAGGCGATGCCGATCAGCGCGGCCGCGCCGATGATGAGCGCGATCGGCGAGAGGAGTGCCGCGAGCGCAGCACCGATCCCCGTGACGATCGCCGTCACCGCGCCCCACGCGAGGAACGCCGCGCCGGCGGCTGCGATGCCGCTCACCGCGCCGATCACGTCGCCCAGGTGATCGGCGAGGAAGCCGAGCGCCGTCCCGAGCACGCCGCTGATAATGCCGGCGAGTGTCTGCACCACCTCGACGATCGTCCCGATCCCGTCGAAGAACATGCCGACGAACTTGCCGACCTTGTCGCCGATCGCCTCGCCAAACACGGTGTTGATCGCCATCTGCAGACCGATGGCCGCCGCATCGAGGATGCCGAACGATCCGCGCAACATCTCGAAGTTGCCGATCCATTCCGGGATGACCTCGAGCACCTTGGTGACACCCTGGATCGCGCCTCGGAGCGACGGGAGGAACGCCATCGTCGCCATGATCGAGATCGTCTCGAGCGTGCCCTTGAGGTTCTCAATGTCGCCGCGCGTGTTATCGAGCCGGGCGGCCGCCTGCTCCGCCGCGACGCCGCTCTCGGTGATCGCCTCGTAGTAATCGCCCCAGGTCTTGCCGGCGGCCGCTGCTTCTTCGGACTGCGACGCGAGCAACGCGTTCATCGCGCGGCCGCCTTCGACGCCGAACAGCGTCTCGAGCGTGGCCGCCCGCTGCGCGTCGGTCATGCCCTCCGTCGCCGCCGAGACGTCCGCGATCAGCGTCGGAAAATCCTTGAGCTCGCCGGTCGCCGCATCCTTGAACGACAGCCCGAGCCGGTCCATTTCCTCCGCCGCCTTGGCCGTCGGGTTCGCCAGGGAGAGGAGCATGTTGTTGAGACTGGTACCGGCCATCGAGCCGACCATGCCCTGGTCCGCCATCATCGCGAGTGCGGTCGTCACGTCCTCGATCGGATACCCGAGCGCGTTGGCGCTGGTTCCGACATACTTGAGCGACTCGCCCATCTCGAGGACGCCGGTCGCGGACTTCGCCGATGCGGCCGCGAGGAGGTCGGCTACGCGGGACGCCTGGTCTCCCGAGATGCCGAACTGGTTCATGGCGGCGCTCATGACGGTCGCCGCGCTCGGCAGATCCACGCCGCCGGCGGCCGCGAGCGCCACGGTGGCGTCGGCCGCGCCGTCGAGGATGTTGCTCGTCGAGACGCCGGCCTTCGCCAGCTCCTCGATCGCGCTCGCCGCCTCGGTCGCGCCGAACGACGTGTCCTTGCCGATCTGCAGCGCGAGGTCGGAGAGGCTCTTGAGCTCGGTGCCGGTCGCACCGGTGACCGCGCCGACGGCCGACATCTGCGACTCGAAGTCGAGGCCGGTGGTGAACGCCGTCTTGCCGAAATCGACGAGGTTGCTCGTGAGGTTGCCGAGAATGTTGGCGCTCAGGACGCCGCCGGCCGTCGAGGCCATGTTCGACCAGAAGCCGCCGGACTTTTGGCTCGCCTGATCGAGCGCACCGCCGACCTGCTTGAGGTCGGTCGTGACGGTAGGCACGCCCTGCGAGTCGTACTTGATGGATACCTGAGCGCCGGTGATGGCCATGACAAAGCCCCTGACCGTGGAGTCGTGATACGACTCGCGCGCTCAGAGGCTGTCTGCGAGATGATGCCTCGATTATAGGCTTAGCTGACTGGCTCCTCGCGATCCGGAAGCGGGGTCCCGTCCCGGCGGAGCCAGCGGTGGTAAATCCTGCGCGTCGGGGTCGAGCAATACCGGCAGTGGACCTCGAAGTGGCCCGTGATCCGCTCGTCGGGCCGCCCGACGAGCACCAGGTGGATGCGTCGCGGGCATCGACACACGACGACCGGATCCGTGAGGACCTCGACAGTGCGTGTCATCGTTGCCCCCCTTGCTGCTGTCGGCGAGCCTCAGCCTCAGCTTCCTGCACGAGGCGACTGCGCCAGATCCACTCCATCGGCCACTCGCGGATCTCCATCGGGGAGACGCCCCAGTACCGCGCCTCCCGAATGATCCAGAAATACTCAGGGAGTGGCTCCTCGCGCCCGTAGCTGAGCTCGGTCTGGTACATGTCAGGATTCGCCAGCGCGAACGCGATCAGCTCGCGATCTCCGCTTTTGGGGCGAGCGAGTCTCCGAGGTGACTCATGATGTGCAGGAACACGCCGACCGGGAGCGCGCCGATCGTGCTGTCGTCGAGCGGCAACACCGTGCCCTCTTCGTCGGTGAGATCCCAGTCCTTCACCGCGATGAAGAAATGATCGGCGATCGCGACGATGTCCGGGTTCTTCGTCAGTTCTGCCGTACGATCCGTCCACGCGAGCGTGATCGCCGACGGATCGATGGTGAGGTTGAGCACATCTCCATCACCGAAATCGATCGCGACAGGACGTGTCTCCTGCTTGGAGATTGCACTGAGCTTGACCATTTTTCCGTGCTCCTAGTAGCTGGCGATCGTGTTGACGAGCGTGACCTGCTGGTACTTGCCGGTCACCGGATCCGGCACCATGAGGAAGTCGAACGGCAGCGACACCGCCGGGCTGTTCGGCGCGGTGGTGAGCTCGCCGACGTTGGTCAGGCGAGCCGCGATGTCGTACGTGAGCGAGTACGGCGTGGTGCCCTCGATGATCGGTCCATCCACCGCAAAGCGCAGGTACTTGATGGCCTCGTTATCGAACGTGCTCAGGAAGGCGGTGCCGACGGCGTCGAATCCGAGCGTCAGCGAGCCGCTGTATTCGATGTCATCGCTCTCCATCAGCGACTCGTACCCGTCGATCGCCGAGTTGATCGGCCGGTCCGGGGTGAACTTGTCGCCGTTGGTGATGTTGCCGCTGTACGCCGCGAGCAGCTTCGTGTCGCCAAGGCCGGCCCAGGTATCGTCCGCAAAGACGTTGTAGCCACGGCTCGGGATCGGCACCGACGGAACGGTGGTGACGCCGGCGCTCGCGAGCGTCTGCGCCGCAACCTTGCGCGAGATCGCCGAGCTGGAGAACGACAGATTGCCGCGCTCGATGCCCAGCGTCAGGCCCTGGAACGCGAGGTATGCCGCCTGGAGCGCCTGCACCGAGTCGCCCCACTGCGCGGTGTACGTCACGAGCGCATCAACGGCCGCCGCGTTCGGAGCGAACACGTGCTCATACGCCCCGGTCGTATCCTCCACCGCCGTCGTGACTGGCGGTCCGAAGATCGACGCCAGAATGAAGCCGATCGCGTTGAAGTCCTGGATACCTTCGACGTTCCACGTGCTCCACACATCGCCGATCTGGACGCTGGTGTTGACCTTGTAGCCGGACGCCTTGTTCTCCTGCGTGCCGTCCACGTTGTATGCCGGCGTCAGGCGGACGCCCATGAGGCGCTTCATCGCCGCCGTGACGGCCGTACCCGGCGTGGTTTCCTTCTGGATCTGCGCGACCTGACTGGTCATGCTGCGTGCCATCGTTACGCTCCCCTCGTGATCTCTACGTCGTAGATGGTGCCGAGCTGCCGATAGACATGCGTGTCCTCGAGCAGCGTGTTGATCGGGATTTCGGAATTGGCCGAGAAGTGAATGTAGTGGTGAACGCCGCCGATCTCGCGCAAGAACTGACGGCCGTGGAAGCGCTCGAGCTGTGCCTCGGTCGCGGCGAGGATCGGCTCATCCGACTCGCCCTCGCAGATAAAGCGGATCACCCAGCGCATCGTCTCGCTGGACAGATCGCCAGCGCCCTGCAGGCCGAGTGGAGCCCCATACTGGGAGAACTCCTGGTAGAACGACCCCGCCGGCAGGTCTGCCCCGAGCGGGATGATGGTCGTGCCGAAGAGCCGTGTGCCGATCGCGGCCGTGACCGCTGCCAGTGACCCGAGCTCCTCGACGATGATTGGGGCGACGATTCGGGATCCGAGCATCAGAGCAACGCCTCCAACTTCGCGAGCTGCGCGAGGTAATTCGGCGTCACCTTGTCGGCCGCCGGCTGCGCGAACGGCTGCGCGGCCATCCGCGCGGTGCCGTACTCCTGGGACACGCCGTATTCCTGATTCCAGGTCACCGACGCCTCGAAGTTGCCGCTCGTTGCGAATGCGAGCGTCTTGTTCGCACGCAGGAGACCCGTATCGACCGGCGTGATCTTGTCGGCGGCGTAGACGGTCGAGAGGAGCGCCTGGTTCATCAGGTAGGCAACCCGGTCCGGAAACCGCGCCGCAAGTCGGGGGAACTGGTTCTTTTTCACTTGGAGAAAGGCTCTCATCAGTCCTCCTCAATGAGCTGGACGACCGTGAAGATCCCCCAGTCCCCGCCCCGCTTGACGTCCCGAACCGAGAAGCTCCGCCCGTTGATCACAAGCGTGTCGGTGACGGTGACGCTCGACGTGATCGGGAGGCTCGCCTGGTAGCTCGTGAGCTTGAGCGCGAGATCCGACACGAGCGTCGCGCCGCCCGACGTCGCATTGGAGACGGTGAGCATGCACTTGCCGGACTCGATCTCGGTCTGCGTCTCGGTCCGACCGCCCCGGCCGTCGCTGACGTATGCAGTGCGGAGCACGCTGTAGTCGTCGCTGTGCAGGTTCTCCGCCAGCTCCGCTCGCGCCTCCGCCCACACCTCGTCAAGCTCGTCAGCGGCCGTCATCACCACCCCTCCGTCAGATAGTTCGACCGGATCGTGATCGGCTCGCCGAGCTCGCCGTCCGCCCCCGTGAGCGTCGATCCATCCACCGACGCCGTGCCGTTGCGATACGAGGCCGCCATCTGCTGGCAGTACGTAAACCAGTCGGATCGCTTGAGGTAGACGCCGGACCCACCTCCGATGTCGTACTTGTCGGCCGTCAGCGCAGCCTTCCACGACCAGCCGGTCGCTGCGACCCGATCGAGCGCTTCGCTCGAGTACGTGCCATCAGCGCCCTCGGCGAGGCCGACCAGGATCGTGAGCTGCGCTTCGGTGAGCGCCGGCTTGCCGCCGAGCGCGTTCTCGAGGAGCGTGAGGACCTGGCCGGCGTCGCTGTAGCTGGTCACTCGGCCGCCTGCGCTTCCTTGATCGCCGCCAGGACCACAGCCTTGTTGGGCAGGGTTTCGGGCGACTCAATGCCGAGCGAGGCCGCGAGCTGATTGAGCTCCTCGCGAGAGAGGCGACTCGGATCGGCATCAGGCTGCTCATCGGTGATCGGCTCCGGGATCAGCTCCTCGAGGGACGTGCCGTCCTGATACCGGACGATCGTGGCGTCAGGATGCAGCTTGAGCGCCGCCTCCCGACTCGCGAATCCGTACTCCTCGCCGTTATCCAGGCGAGCGACGATCGGCTTGCTCATCAATCAACCCTCTCCGGCCAGTGCCAGGTGCCACCGGTCTGCTTTTCGTCATGCGGGACATCAGTTTCGTAGCGGATCCCGCTCGGATTGAGCGTCCATCCTGAGATCACGTCGTCGACGCCGACCTCGACAACGTGGAGCGGGACATGACGCGGAGGGAACACCCCATCCGCCGAGCCGCGACTCACGTAGTGCACGACTCGTCCGATGCTCGGCCTCTGACTCATTCCTCACCGTCCTTCGTTGGCGCGATCGCGCGGATCGCCGCGATCACGGCCTCCTTGTTCCCGAGTCCCTCAGCGTTCTCGATGCTGAGCGCCGCCGCGATCTCGTTGAGCTCCTTGCGCGTCAGCGACTCGAGGTCATCTGGGATCTCCGGCGTCTCGCTGGCTGTCTCGGCAAGCTGCCGAGTCGCCTCCGCCGCCGCCTCGGCGAGCGGACGGACAGCCGTGACGATCGAGCCGAGGAGCGCGTTGGAGCGCTCGATCTCGATGATGCGAGCGAGCTCCGGGTCCCGATTCGGCCCGGCCGGCGCTGGGGGTTCGATCCCCAGCACCTCGACGAGTTCAGCGACGTTCTGCGCGAGCTCCTGTTCAGCGGCCGCGCGACGCGCGACCTTTGCCGCGAGAGATGCCATCCATCACCTCCCTACGGCATCGGAGCCGCGAAGCCGCTCGGGATCGAGTAGCTCGCCGCGCCGACCTGGTAGACGACCGCGCCGACGCGGTTCCATGCGCCGAAGCCGGCGAACCGCGCGTACTGCGTCTCGAGGTACGGCCAGTCCGCGCGCTCACCCACCTGCCGGAATCCCTGCAGTTCGGGGAGGGCGTACTCGCGCTGGGCGAGCGGCTTCTGCTCGTTGGTCGTGGTCGCGATGATCATGCCGCTCGGGAGCGACGGCCACTCGACGATCCAGACCTGCGAGTCGTAGCCGATCAGCGTGCCCGGCGTCGCGACGTCGAGCGAGCCGACCAGCTCGTCGCTGTTCGCACCCGGGCGGACATTCACGTCCACCGTCTCGTGGAACGTCCCGAGGTTCTCGATGTCCGCCTTGAGGTCGGAGGCGACGAGCGCCACGACCGGCACGCGCGTGCCGCCGTTCTCGGGATGCTCGGTGAGCTCCCTCCAAATGGTCGGGAATGGGTTGGCCCCGTCCGCGATGTCCGCAGCCTGCGCGAGGAAGTGGTTGTCCGTCGCTGCAGACGAGGCTCCCGTGAACACCGCGTATGTGGTCGCATCACCGTTGGCGAGCGGCTTGACCGTCAGCGCGCCGTACTCGTCGTCCTCGAACGTCCAGTCCACGTTCTGGAACAGCGCGGACAGAATATGATCAGTCATCCACCGCGTATCGCCATCGAACAGGAGGCTCGTGGCGTCGTTGGCGTCCTGAACCGTCATGAACAGGCTGGTGATCCAGTTCGTGCCCCACGCATTGCCGGATCCCTGCAGCGGGAGGGCGATGTCGTAGTGGCCGGCGGACTTCACCGGACGCGAGCGGCCGTTCTGATCGAGCGGCTGGTTGCGCGTCTGGCCGACCTGCTTGTAACGGACCTTGTAGTCCGTCGTGCGCGTGACGAGGAGTCCGGAGAGCGTGTTGAGCTGCCGGTTGTATTCCTCGTTCGCCTGATTGATCGCGTCACGGACGACGGGAAAGTTCTGTTCCGTGAGGCGTTCGCCCAGGATGTCCTTGAGCTGATGAAATCCGTAGAGAAGCTCTGCCATCGTGTCTTACCTCACAGATCCACAAGCAGGAGCTTGCTGGTCACGGTTCGGGGCACGGCCGTCCCCGGGATGATCCGGCCAACGACCTTGCTCACCGTGCCGGCGGCCGTATCGAGCTTGCCATCGGTGTCGCTCACGTACACCGGCGCGTTGGTCGTGCCCGTGAACGTGAATCCGTCGAGCACGCCGTGGCGGATCGCGGTGACCGGGAATCCCGCCGGGATGACCTTGTCACCCGTCGCGATGCCGTAGATGTCCGCCTCCGTCGCGGTGCTCCCGTTGCCGTTGGTGAACCGGTCGCCATTGATGCGCACCGGAGCACCCGGAGTGATCGGCTCGTCGGCCGCGAGCGTCATCTGCTCGAGGATCTCGACGATCTCGACGCGGTTGGCCCGCGCCAGTGCGATGACCGCCATATCTCATCTCCCTACATCTTCGGCCGCATGCGGGCCTTCGCCTTGGTGTCCTCGTCAGTCGTCGTCGCCGACCCCGCCGGCTTCGGCGCGGCCGCGGACCCTCGCGGTGGCGTCGCAGCCGGCGTGCCCGGCTTGTCCTTGTTGAGCTCGGCCGTGCCCTGCTCGGCCTTGGTCAGCCAGTCGAGGCGCTCCGCGAGCGGCGCATCGTCCGCCGGCTTGAACAGCGCGAACGACTTGTCCACGGCCTCGGCGCGCTGAGCGAACTGGTCCTCGAAGTGCTTCGTGAGGAACTCGACCTGCCCCTTGAGCGTGTCCCGCTCGCTGGCGACAGAGTCCCGTTCCTTCTCGAGCGACGCCTTCACGGAGTCGAACTCGCCGCGCTTCGTGGCCTCCTCGCGCTCGCGCTCTTCCTTCGCCTTCTGCTCGGCCGCCTCGGCCGCTGCCTTGAGTGCCGCCTCGACGCGCTGAGCCTCGGCCTTCTTTTCGGCGGCGACGATCGCATTGAGCTTCGCCTGCTGCTTCTCGTCGAACTTGACCTCGTCGGGGTCGGCCGCCGGCGGTGTGGCCGGTGCCGGGTCCCCGGCCGGCGGATCGCCCGCGGGCGCCAGGAACGGCAGCGTGAATGCGAACATCAGCGGCGAACGGCGAAGGAATCGGTACATATCGGATGTCTCCCCCCACGCAATCCGGCGTGGTGCGGTCCCCTGGCAAGCCAGTGCTCGTTACCCCGGCACTCGTGGCAGCCGGTCGCCGCGCAAACAAAAAGCCCGCCCCCGTTGGAGCGGACGATGCGCCGTGAGGCGGTTGGTCTGCTCGACGAGAGCGGGCGATGCCGACCGTTGTCGGGTTGGCCCTTTATGCGCTTACGCACATTATGACATATGGAATGTGTGGTTGGGAACTACGCCGCGTCGCGAGAGACGATCGCCTCGATCTGCTCGATCGTCTTGGCCGCGCCGTTGATCTGCCGACGGAGGGATTGCACGAGCTTACGTAGGTGCTCGTTGTGGTCGAGCGGGGGTTGCGGCTTGCTCGATGGAGCCGGGCGTTGCGATGTCACTCGGACCGGCTGGCTCTTTGCGATCATGATCCCTCTCCCTCATTCAGCAATCGCGCAACAGGATCTTCAGATTGTCCTCGTCGTTCTCGGTCGTAGATCGCCTGCTTCGTGGACTTCGCTCGGATGCTCTCACCCCACTTCGGCGAGCTGCTGAAACCGATGTAGTCATCGAGCTCGAGCTCGCCGGCCTTGTACGGCCCATAGCCAGCGCCCAGGTAGGCGCGCTGATCGGCGTCCGGCTGCCGCGCCAGCCACTCCGCCCCGGTCTCGGCGCGGCCGCCCAGCATCTCGTCGAGCATTTCCGGTACCGGCGTCGGAATGCATCGGCAATTCACGTGACTGGGCATGAACCGAACCGTCATAGGGAATCGCTTGCCGTCCATCGCGAGGCACGCCTTGCACGTCCGCATCTGCTGCGCGGCCATCCACTCCCACTGAGATACGTGATCGGCGTACTGGTCGAAGAGTGCGCCTCGATACGCGCGCATCATCTCCGTCCGTACCAGCGTCTCGAGGCGCGGGATCACCTGCCCGTTGAGCCGACGTCGCGTGTTGGCGATGATCGCACCGGCGCTCGCCCCGCGCCCCATGCCGCTCATGAGCTCATCGACGAGGATGTCCCGCGACATCGTGCCATAGCCATCCATGAGCTCGCGCAGCGGGCTGTCCGGATCGAGCGCCATCGTCAGGCGCTCGGAGGCCGGGGCGTTGATGCTCTGGCCGAACTCGACATCAATGCCGGCGGCCTTGAGCAGGTCCTGTCCGGCCGTCGTCCCCCTCTCGCTCGCCTCAAGTTGCGTCTGCTCGAGGATGCCGAGCCCATCGTCCGAGACCTGACGAAACCGCGCGTCTGCTTGCGCGATCAGGTCGATGTAGCGCTGCTGCCGACGGAGCCAGTCCGGGTTGACCTCGGTGCCGTTAGCGCGCGCCGTGTCGATCATCCGCGTGACCATCACAAGGTCATCCAGGAGCGCGTCAGCTTGCCGGGAGTACATCAGCCGCATGCGCCGGCGAGCGACAGCGTCGCCCTCGTTGAGCTTCTGCCGCTCGCGCCCGACGACGTCCTCGATCTGCCAGACCTTGGGCTGATCGTCGTTGTCGTCTGGATCGATCGGCGGGGTGGTGGGCACTACCCCGCTCATGCGATCACACCCGCGTTGAACGCGCGGTCGCTCCGCGCCTCGGCCTCGGCGATCAGCTCGCGGAATCGCTCGATCTCCGACGCGTCGTACCCCATCTCCTCCCAGAGCACCTCATCCGGCACACCGAGCGAGCGCTTGAGGAGCATCAGATCAAGGCGATCCGCCTCCGACGGGACGAGCACCGGCCGATCGAGGATCGTGAAGTCCAGCAGGCCATCGCGGTAGCTCTCGAGCGTGTACGGCACGAACGCCTGCTGACGCCGCGAGAGCGGTGCCGTCCAGCCCCCGCCGTTGGCACGGTAGCCCGCCATCGAGATCGCCATCTGGAAGAGCTTGACCGTGTTGAAGTCGAGGTTGGCGCGCAGCCGACGCACGCGACTCACGCCATCGCCGAGCGCGCGCTCAGCGCCAGGAGCGGAGAGCTGGCTCATCTCCCGGAGCTCGGGGTAGAACCGCGCCTCCGGGTTGGACTCGTAGATCCCCTGCGTCAGGCGCTCGAGGAGCGCCTCGGTCTGGCCGATGTCGAACTCCGCTTGGGCGATCTTTGCGTCGGTCCCCGCCGGCAGCATGTTGAACGTCTCGGCGAACTCCGAGGCGTCCTCTCGACTCACGTCCGACGTCGGCGGCGTGGTCAGGTTGATCTCCCGCTTGCCGCCTCGGCTCGCGACCCCGCTCACCAGGAGCGGCGCGTAGAACACCTTCTTCTGGTGGTCGATCGCGTGACTCAGGAACGAATTGAGCTCCATGATCGCCTGTCGCGCCGGCTCGGTCGCCGGCATGCCGCGCACTCCGCGAACCTTGGTGAAGCGGTCCCAAATCGCCGGCACGAACCCGTACGGGTTCGGCACGACCGCCCCCTCCCCGAAGCGATCCCACGGCGCGCCGTCGAGGAAGTAGCGGAACGACTCGCCGTCCACCTCCTCGCGGTAGAGGTGCGTCGTGGCGCGGCCGCGCTCATCGCGCTGCTCGACACGGTACTCAAGGACGTAGTATTTGACGTTATCGACGAAGTCGAGCTCGAGATCCTTGACGTAGCCGGGCCAGATCAGCTCCGGATAGGGCATCCCCTGCCCGCCGTCGTCCACGAGGCGCGTCATGCAGTCACCGAGCGCGGTGACGTACATCGGCCGCTGTCCCATCTGCCCCTTCCAGTTCCACGCGGTCATCAGCTCGGCGATCGCCGTCCTCAGGAGCGCGTCGGACTCGTCGCCGCCGGTCTGCGGATCGATCGGGATCGCCCCGAGCGTGCCGTCCGGGAGACGCTTGCCGTCGGTACTCATGTCGCCCGCGTAGGTGTGGGCGACATAGAAGTCCACGATCGGCGCGATCTGGTTTCGCAACAGGCGCGTATTGCGGTAGATCTTGATGTGCTGACCGCGCCGGAACGGCGAGCGGCGAAGGGCGTCCTCGAACGCGCTCCCATCGTAGAGCGCCCAGCGCTGCGCGTAGACCGCGTCCATGTACTCGGTCTCGTTTGCGTATCCGTAGCGTCGCCACGCGTCAATCGCGTACATGATTCTCCCCCAGAGTGACATGATCAGATCCTTCGCGAGTGCCAGCGGTACATCTCGTCGAGCGCTTCCTCCGTCGAGGCCACCGAACCGTCGGCGAGGTCGAAATACGCGACCAGGTAGCGCGTCGCATCCATTCCGTGGTCGTTTTTCTTCTCCGGCTCTTCGCCGCGCTGCCGCTTTCCACCGAGGTTCCAGACGTACGAGGCGAACTCCTCGGTCGTGCTCGTCGGATGACCGGCCTCGCCGAGCTCCTGGTCGTATTCGTCGAGCGAGTCCGGAAGAAACTCGATGCGCGGCTTCGTCACGATCTGCCCGTCATCACTGACCGCGCCGAGTCGGCGAGCCACCGCCTGGATGCCGGCGGACACGTTTTTGGTGGCGGCTATCGTCTCGTAACCGGTCGCGTCGGTGAACGTAGCGCGGTCCTCGGCATCGTGGTCAACGATCACTGCCGTCGGCGGCGGCTCACCATGCGTGAGCTCGAGGATCCGCTCGGCGTGATCCGCGACGAGACGTCGCGTCATGTAGATCTCGCGATACATCACGAGCTCGCCGTCGGGCTTCACGGCCCACGCCTGCCACACGAACGGGTTCACAAACCCGAAGTCCACGACCCAGTAGCGCGGCCAGTCGTACGGGATCTCGTAACGCGCGCTCGCGATATGCACGGCCGGGTTCCAGTTTTCGTAGACCTGGCCTTCGGCGGCGGCCCAGATGCCCTCGACGAGACGCTTGCGCCGCACACCGGTCAGCTTGCCGAGCTTGTCGATGACGTAGGATCGGCCGTACTCGGTCCATCCCTGCGCAGCCTCATCCCACAGGCGCGGGTTGTCCTTGTGCGTCGATCGCAGCCGGACCGTCCGCCCCTCCTCGCACCGCTTGTTGAGCCAGTGCGTCGGATGCGCCGGGTTGCAGTCCATGAGCATCTGCTGATACGGCATCACGCCGTTGCGGAGTCGCGTGACGAGACTCTCGTGGTCGTTGAGCGTGGCCTCCGTCCACTCGAATCCGCAGATCATGTCGTACTCAGTGGACATCACCTTGCTCGGTCGGTCCATACCGCCGAGCATGATCCGGGAGCCGTTGGGGTACCGAAACGCGGGAGGCTCCGACTGCGACCCACCGAAGAACGTCACCCCGAAATTGCTCGGATGCAGCGGCAGAATCTTGTCTCGGTACGTGGCGACGATCGAGTTGGTGAGCGACACGAGCGTCTTGCGGACGAAGAGGATCTTGGCGCCGGGGTACTTGAGCGCGGCGAGATGCGCTTTCCAAACCAGCCCGTAGCTCTTGCCAGTGCCAACCGGGCCCTCATAGAGAATCTCGTCGTCACGCCTCGTGAGCAAATGCCGAGCGTCTCCCCGAGGTGCATACCGGACGCGGTGCCTGGTGGCTGCCGCCACAGCGACGCTCATCAGATGGCCTCCACATCCACGCCGACGATCTCGATCTCAACCCCGCCGCTATGTTCGACCTTCTCGGCCCACGTTCCGGACTCGATGGATACCTGCTTCTCGAGCTCGCGCAGCTCCTTGAAGAGCGCGGCATCGAAGGCGTACTCGAACACTTCCTCCCGAGTCCGCGTGGTCGTGGTCTTCATCTCCCCGTCTTCGAGCACCTTCGACTGCACGACCGTGACCTCGACCGTCTTGGGCTTGCGTACGAGTGCCCCGGTATCTCCGCCGGCGATCTCGCCCTTGAGATCCTTCCCGCGATCGCGGATCAGCTTGGTCATGCGGCGGTGCCGGTCGTTGTATGCGTCCATGCGGCGATCGAGACGCGCGATTCCCCGCCGGCGCGCCCGCTCTTGCATCTCCTCGAAGTGTTCGTTCACCCGAGAGCGAAACGCCGGGATTCGCTTCCACCGCGCGAGGGTGCTGCGCGAAACACCGACGCGGCGCGCGATCGTCTCATCAGTGACGCGATCCTCGGCAACCATCACGGCCGCGTTCGTGGCAGCGTCGCTCCACTCAAATGGCTGTTCGGTTGTGTCAATTTGTGTCACGTCCGCGCTCATAGCCCCACCAAACGCACTGAAACCGGGCACACTCTCCCTGCGGAAGTGACACCCGGTTTCAAGAACCTTGCTCTTTGGTTATGTCCATTCTACCCGACGTTCAGAGCGTCCCCGCTCAGGCCGTCCTCGTCACCGTGTAGTTGCACTTGCTGCACTTGATCACCACGATCGACCCCGGCCCGAGCTTGCCGTCACCGATCCGTTGGCCGCAACGCGGGCATCGCCAGATCGGCAGCGCCTCGGTCTGTGGCTCGTCATCCTGCGTCGGCGGCCGCTCGATCATCACGCCGTCCACTCCTCGCCGGGCAACGGGAGGTGCGGAGCCCACGCGGACGCGATCCCATCGACCGCATACTCGAGGCGGTTGGTGATGTCCGCGTACAGCGGTATGTACATCATCTGGCCGACGTTCTCCTGGATGTTTTCCACCGAGACGCGAATCGGATTGATGTGGCAGTGCACCAGCTCATGGACGCACGTTTCGCGCAGCTCTTCCGGCGTTCCTTCTGCCCAGTTCCTGGCAAACCAGATGCTCGCCGTCTGGCTCCCATACCAGGTCTCGATCGTCGCGGCGTGATCCTCGCGCTTCGTAGGCTCGTGCACGACGCGGATTTCCCAATCCCGTAGCCCCATCATGTCCTTGAGGATCCGCAGGTATTCGCCGAGCTCCTCGTAATCCCCGCCCAGCATCAGCTCGCTGGTGTCCTTCCGTTCAGACATAGTCTCTCCAATCAACGTGCTCATCGCCTCGAAACCTGCGATGATCTCAGCCAGCTCTAGGATCCTCGTCATCACTCGGCCTTTCGATCTGGTCTGGATCGCTCAATCACCTGGAGCACCTCCTCGGTGGAGCGCTTGAGCGCGTGAGCAATCGCGATCGCTCGCGGTGCCGCCGGCACCTTTGACCCCGAGGAATAGCCATACATGGTGCTCAGATTGATCCCCGCCGCCTCCGCGAGCTCCTGCATCGAGGAGCCGGCGGCCGCAACGTGCTGGCGCAGCCACACGCCGAACTCGGAGGTGGTCGGCTTGCGCGGTCTTCGCGCGCGAAGGAGCTCACGAGGACGATCGACGGGTTTCGGCTTTGGCTCTTCGGCGCGCCACACGTGCTCTGTAGGCTCGGTCTTGCCCGTCACCTGCAGGCGGACGCGCGCGATCGCGGCCCGCGCTCCGTCCGACCCCGCCGGCCAGCCGCCCGGTGGCATGGGGATATGTCGGCCCTTGCTCACGGTTAGCTCCCTCCACCCTTTCGCACCTGCTCCCGGAGGAATGTGCTCGTGAACTCCATCGCCTCGTCGTGAGTGAATCCCTCCGCCACCAATCCCTTGTAGAAGGCGCGAAGGAAAGCGGCGAGAGGACCAACACTTACGAGCATCTGATCAACAAGCGCTCGTGACTTGAGTTGCTCTTGACGCAGGAGCTCGCCGATCGTATTCGGTACTTGCTGATCATCGTTATTCATGCTCACACCTCTCCGGGAACTGCTTTACATCAAACTCTGCCATCGAAGTTATTTCCCCCTTCGGCCGTTCCACAGGTGCCAGATATGCACGCCCACCCAGACCCCCGCGATGCTCGCTACGATGACCTTGTCGTTGTAGAGCGCACCGATCGCCAGGATCAGCCACATCGCGATGGCGATGACGTGCACCTCGACGCTCGACATCACCGAATCTCCCTGAGTGCCTGGTCATATGCCTCGGCCAACGCGCGGAACGCCTCGGGATCGCCGCCGACGTCGGGATGGAGCTGCTGCGCCCTGAGACGGTACGCGACCTCGACGAGCTTGCGGGGAGACTCCCGAGCCACTCCCAGCACTTCCCACCACGGCTCGGCCGGCGGAGGCGTCACGATCACCCCGGCCGCCGGCATACCTCCCCCCGCGGGGAGCGCGGCGAAGCCGGAGAACGCCGCCTCGACGACCTGATGCGTGCCCCAGCGATCGAGCCCACGCAGCGCAGCGACGGTGAGCTCGATCGCGTGCAGATTCTCCGCCGGCGTCCACCACCGATCGCACGGGATGCACCGCTCTGCCCCGTCGAGTGTGAAGTAGACAGCGACGCCGGCGTCATCGATCGGTGGCTGACGAGAGAGGACGTAGCCGAGCGCGCCCACCGCGAGGTTGGTCGAGATCACAACATCCTCGGCGCCGAGTTTGCTCAACTCGCGGATCAGCCCATCCCGAGCTCGAGCGAACGACGTCGAGAACGCCGAGCGGCGCGGATGCTGCTCTCGGGCGAACCGCATGGGCCAGTGCAGCGGAGAGCTATAGGTCACGTCCATCGTTGGCCTCCTTTGCCTTGATCTCACGGACAATCGCGAGGGCCTCTTCCTCGCCCCAGCCCGAGACGACGAAGTGCGCGAGATCCCACACCGTGTCGCGATCCCATCCGGCGCGCTCGCACAGGTCGCAGGCCCAAATGCGCGTCAGTGGGAAGTTGATCAGCAGGTCGTTGACCAGCGCCTCGCGCGTAGCCTCGGTGTCATTGGCCATCGCGTGCCTCCGGCGTCTCGGGCACGTAATGCTCGAGGCCTCGCTTGACGGTCGGGATTCGCGAGATCCGGTCCACGAGCCGCTCGAGATCGCTCAGACGAGATCCGTATCGTGCGAGCTCGCCAGCGGTAGACCGGTTGAGCATCTGTTGCCCCTCCGTCGCGCCGTTGACCACACCTTGGAGATGAGCGAGATCGGAGCGGATCGCGGCGATCGACCAGTGGTCGGCGCTCGCCGGGTTATCCGCCGCCTCGCGCTGCTCGTCGAGCCAGACGTCCGACGGCTTACCATCCGTCAGGTCCGGCGCGATCCCGACGAGGTCGGAGATGCTCGGCACATGCTGATACGTTCCGTCCGGCTGGCGCTCCCACCGGCGATCCCGGTTGCGTGTGAACTTGTTGAGCGTGGCGGCGTGCAGATCTACACCCGTGCGCTCGGCGAGCTGCACGAGGACGAACAGCACATCGGCAAGCTCATCCCGAACCTCGTCGGAGTTCATCGCCAAGTCGCTCCACGGCAGAGCGAGGAGCTCATCGACCTCGTGCCGGAGCTTTTTCACCGTGGCGGTGATCGGCTGGTCGCCGAACGTTGCGATCGCCCAGGCGGTGATGTCTCGTTGGAGCGCGAGCAAGCTATCGGGTTGCTGGATCTTGGCGAGACGTGCGTACTTCTCCTCGGTAGAGTGTCCGTCCCACGCTGGACTACCCTCGGGGATCCCGGCAAACAACGCAGTCACCTCGTGATCGGGTACATGCCATGACATCTGACCGGTGCCCGCGTCCACGAACACGACTGTCTGCCAGCCCTCCTCGGCCCCCGAATCCTGATTGGTCCAGGACGGATAGATCCGTGCCAGCGCGGCCACGAGCTGATCGCGCTCCCGATATGCGCCATTGAGCTGCTCGCGGAGCGGTCCCACGATCTCCTGCTCGAGCGCGTCGATGTTCGCCTCCGATGCCCGATACGTTCTCGCGCCGACCAAGTGGCGCTCAGTCATCAGCTCCCGGAATGTCGTCATGCGTCATCGCCTCCGTTGACCGCGCTGTAGATCCCCAGCACCCAAATCCCGATCCCCACCAGCGCGACGCCGGCCGCGAGCGCGCCGATCACCACCCCCACCACAAGCCACGTCCACATCACTGCACCTCCCACTCGCCGAGGAATCGCTCGATCGCATCGAGATCCCCTATCTCCTGGTCGTAGAGGTCCGGAGTCATCGGCCCCTTTTCGAGCATGCGATCCCAGCGATCGCGGCGGAACTGGATGGTCTGGCGCATGCGATCGAGGATCTGCCCGGCCATCAGTTCCGTCGCGTGCCGAATCAGCCGGCGATCGCGATCCGCCTCGGCCGAGGTTCGATAGCGCTCCATGCTCGTGCGGCGCTCGGCTCGCTCGCGACGCGCCTCGCCCTTGACGCCCGGAGGCATCAGCTCCGTCTCGGTGCGGATGACGGCCTCCTCGACGATGTCCCTACGCATCTGCGCGGTGATCAGCATCGTCATCCCCGATCCCCTCCCGATATGCGCGATATGGCCGACTTGATGCACGAGACGCCCTCCGACATGCGCGAGACGGTGTCGAACTGCCCGATCAGGCTCTCCTCGCGGATCTTCGCCTCCGCTTGGCGGCGCGCCACGCCCGACGGCTCCGTCGCTGCAAGCTCGCGCAGTTCGTCGTCGGTATGGATCGAGAGCAGATACAGCAACGTGTCGCCATGGCATCCGTTTGTCGGCGGATGCGTGATCTCACCGTCGTGCCGACACCAGCAGGCGAGTGGTTTGCCGCGCAGCTCGGGCAGCTCGGCGAGCAGCGGACGGCGCTCCCCGATCAGAAGATCCTCCGTGTACTTGAGCACCACCTGGCCCCGCGTGCCGTCCCGCCCGATCTTGTACGGGTTGGCCCACTTGCTCGCCGGCAATCCCTGGCGAGGCATCGCGCGGCCGATGTACACCGCACCGCGGACGTGGTCGTTGACGTGCACCACACGCGTCTCTGTCATGCAGTCTCTCCTTCCTTGAGGCGGTCCCACATCGCCTTGTTGCCGTGATAGGTCGACGTGTACTCAAGCTGCATGAGGCCGCGCGACTGATCGCATATCGGACAATGGATCGTCACGCTCAACCCGTCGCGCTGATCGTCAGACCATGAGGTGACGAGGTCTACGTCCTCCTCGCCGATCTGGAAGACGGAATTGCAATGCGGGCAGAGATAGCGTCCGATCCACGGGAACGCCTTCGGTTTGATGCCTTGGTGCAGGATCCTCATCGCGCGTCCTCGCTTTCGATCGCGGCTAGCAGCTCGGCGAGGGTGTCCGCATCCGCAACCAACCGATCATTCTTGAATAGTCGGTACTCGTCCTCCCACCCCGGAAGATCAAGCTCTTGATACTCACGAAGCGCTGCATCCACCTCCGCCAGCACCTTCGCGCGCGCATCCTTCCGGATCTCGTCTTCGAGGCCAGCGTCGAGGGCGGCGGCAAGGGCGCGCTTCATGTATGGCACTTGGTTGTTGCGAAAAACCGCGTTGGGGAAGAGGTCTTTCCAGTAACCATGTACCGCAGCATCCAGCGCCTCGTCCGGGATCGTGATGGTGGTCATTCGAGGTCTCCTTTTTCAAGCGGGAGGTACTCCGTATCAGCCTCGATCGCCGCATCGCTCCGAATGTCTCCGTCTCCAACGATTTCATCGAGAGTCCGCACGGCATCCTGCAATCGCTTGATCTTCCAAACCGTTTTGGCGCTTTCGCTTTCGCGGATCTCTCTTTCGAGCCCCGCATGAAGCGCGGCGGCAATCATTCCGCGAATCTCGGAGTCCAGGACGGTCGGCAGGTGTGACCGTCGCATCTGCGCTCTCGTGGCCTCGACCACGGCGTCGGAGATCGTGATCGTGGTCATGTCTCGTCATCTCCAATCTCGACCTCAGCGATCAACTCGCTCGCACCCTCGTCGAGATCCTCGTCGTCGTAGACCTCTGGCTGGTCTGCCAGTAACGCAGCGAGTGTCGGATACCACCGGTCCTCGTCATCCTCCGTGACCCATCCGCCACGCCGGCGGTCGAAGTAGATCTCCTCAGCCAACGAGTCGCGGACGGTCCGCTCGATCTCAGCAAGGTGGTCCGCATGGATCACCTCGGTCAGTCCGGCTCCGAGGGCGGCCGAGATGGCCGCCTCGATCGCCACGATCTGCGCCGGCCGTGTGTCGCTCGCATCCGCGCTGTGCACGAGCGTCGCGATCATTGCCCGACGCGCGACGTCGAGGATCTCCTCAGGGATCGTGGTCATTTCGCTCCACTCCTATCCTGGTACTTGAGCAAATCCCACACCTTGGGGTCGTACGCCTCGATCGTCAGCAACCCCATCGCGCCCTGACGCGGTCGATCGACGTTCCCCCTGAGGATGTGCTGCACCGTGTCGTAGTCTTCCGGCTTGACGATGTAGGCGTGCTCACCAGCCGTCTGCAGCTCCTCGATCCAATCGATCTGCTTGAGCGACGGCCTGCCCGTCCGCCCCTTGGTCTCGAGCCACAGCACGCCGAACCTCGGAGAGACGAGCGTCAGATCCGGATACCCCTTGTCGGAGCCGCGTGCGTCGTACGTGTGATAGACCCGAGTCCAGCCCAGCAGCGCAGCCATGCTGCGGATCTGCTGCTCCCACTGCGCCTCGGTGAGGTTGCGCTGCAGTGATCCCGCCGCGATCCACGGCGTGCTCACAGGAGATCCCCCTGCTGCGGCTCGGTCTCCTCGATCGCGGACGCGAACGCCACGGCCAGCGCGACCGCCGGCGCCGAGTCGGTCGCGTCCCACGTCTGATCGAGCGACGTGATCGAGGCGCGGATCTCGAGCGCCTTCTTCTCCTCGGTGTACGGATCGTGCTCCGGGACGATCAGCATCACGCCGAACCCTCGCTTGACCGCCTGCTCGACGAGCGCCTCCACTTTCGGAGAGGGAGGATTCGGGAAGCTCGGCGGCTTGAGGATCCCGCGACGCTCGAGGATGGCCCGCACATGCTGCGGCAGAAACGGCTTGTCTCCCATGTCTCACCTCATCACTTTCCCGGCACGATCATCGGCATGATCATGTGCGTGTACGCATCGCTTCCCGCCGGCCGGATCACCCCGGCCGAGTTCGCTCCGTTGAGCCCGAGCCACACCTGTCCGTGTCGCATGACGGACAGGACCTCGGTCAGGTACTTGCCGTTGAACGCGATCTCGAGCCCAAGCCCGGTCACGCCGGCGTCCACGTAGCTCTCGCTGTTGCCCCGCTCGGCCGCATTGGCCGAGATCTCGATCGATCCTGGAGTGAGGTCGTCCGGGCCCGTCCTGATCCCGAGGCGCACGAGGTCGTTGTTCTCGCGGGCGAAGTAGCCGGCGCGCCGCACCGCCTGCAGGAGCGCCTCCCGGCTCACCTCGACGCTCGTCGCGAACACCTTCGGAATGAGTGGCTTGATCTCCGGGAAGTTGCCGTCGATGATCCGGGACACCCACTCGACGTCGCCGACACGCGCGACGACTTGGCTCCGGTTCGGCGTGATCGCAAGCGTGATCTCCTCGTCGCGATCACCGAGGATCTTGGCGAGCTCCCGGTACGCCCGCGCCGGCACGATCAGGTCCGAGCGCTCCGCGACATCCCACCCCAGCGGGCTCTCACTCAGCGACATGCGAAACCCATCCGAGCTCGCCATCGTCAGCGTTTCTCCCTCGAAGCGCGTGAGCACGCCGGCGAGGATCGGTCGGCTCTCATCCGGCGCGGCGGAGAACTCGGTCAGGCGGAGCGCCTCGAGGAGTCGCTGCGCGTCGATCGTGTAGCTCACCTCCCCGGCATCGATCCCGGGGATGACCGGGAAGTCCTCGGACGAGATGCCGTTGACCTTGGCCTTGTCACGCCCGCTCCGCACCGTGAGCGAGAACCGCGCCGGATCCATGTCCAGATCGAGCGGTCCCGATGGCAAGGTGTTGACGAACTCACCGAGGAGACGCGCATCAACCGTGATGCTCCCCTCGCGCTCGACAACCGCATCGATCCACGTCGTGATCGCGAGCTCGAGGTTCGTCGCCGCGATCTTGAGCCGGCCGCTCTCCGTCGCGAGGAGAATGTTGGACAGCACCGGCAGCGCCGTGCGCGACGCGACTGCATGCCGCGTCAGCCCGAGCGCCGCTCGCAAGTTCCCCGCATCGGGAATGGTTACTCTCAATCCATTCATGAAGCCACCTCGTCCAGGTCGAACAACGTCGGGACCTTGCCGGCGTGGACCGCCGCCGCAAGGTTCTGCTGCGCCGATCGCCAATAGCTCTCCTTGAGTTCGATTCCCACGTATCGCCGGTTGAGTTTCAGCGCCACATAGCCAGTCGAGCCGATCCCGTTGAACGGATCCAAGACGAGATCTCCAGGAGCGCTCCACAGCTTCACCGCGCGCTCGATCACCCCGAGCTGCAGCGGAGCGAGGTGGCGTTCGTCGTCCGTCTCCCGCGCCTGCCGGACGTTGAGCACGTCCGTCTCTCGGATACCGCCGGGGACGCCCTGACGATGCCGATACCAGACCGGCGATGCCCACTCGATCCACTCCTCTTCGGTGATCCATCCGCCCGACGGGTTGTATCTAGGCGAGATCCCGGCGTGGATCGGGGTCGGGTTGGCTCCCGGCTTGCGGAAGTAGATGAGGTAGTCGGCGAGGGCCATCCGCATCACGCTCGAGTCCTGCGCCAGTGACTTGAAAAGCAGGCCACGTTCCTTGTTGCGGACCGCCTGCACCTGCGGGTTCTTCTCGATCGTCACCTCACCGGCGAACTCGAACCCCTCCTCCTCGAAGAGCTGGATCACGCGACCGCGGTAATCCTTGAGACCGATGTACCCGTCACGCCCCTTCATCGCCGTAAGTTGGCAGAGGTGGATCGCGGCGAGGCGTCCGGGCATCAGCACCCGGAGCAGTCCCGGGAGCAGGTAACGGAACTGCGCGATCATCTCGTCGATGTGCGTCACGTTTCCCATGTCATGTGACGAGTTCGTGTACGCGTACATGCCCGGGAATGGCGGCGACGTTACGATCAGCCCGACCGAGTCGTCCGCGATGCACGCCGGGTCAGCTGTCACCTGCACCGAGTCGCCGAGGTGGAGCGTCCAGCCGTCACCGGTGGCGACATCCTCCCGATAGGTCATCTCGTCATGCATCGCCCCGCTCACGTCCTGCTCGACCGAAACATGCCGAACGACCTGCGCCATCATGTCTGCAGCATCACGCTCTTTGCGCTCGATGTTGCGCACGACGGCCCCTTCGCGTTCCGCAGTGATGACGTGAACATCTACCGGCGAGCGCTGCCCGAACCGCCAGCAGCGACGGACGGCCTGATAGAACTGCTCGAACGAGTCGGAGAGCCCCACAAACACCATGCGATGGCAGTGCTGCCAGTTCAGACCGAACCCTGCGATCGAGGGCTTGCTGACGATCACCCGGTAGGTGCCGTTTGCAAAGCCGGCGAGTGCGCGCTCCTTATGCTCGATCGAGTCCGATCCCTTCACCTCGATCGCGTCGGGGATGGCACGAGCGAGCGACTCGGACTCTGCGTTGAGGTCGCACCAGACCACCCACGATTCGTCACTCGCGTTGATCATCGCCGCCGCGCGGGCGACGCGCTCGGCCACCGACTCACGCCGTGCGGCCTGTCGCTCCTGGAGCGAGAGCGCCTCCATCGGGATCAGCGTCCCAGGGACGAGGCTCGCGGCGGCAACCGTCTCCTGATGGATCGTCAGCGGCGGTAAGGCGAAGTCCCCATCGTCGTACCCGAGATCCGCCGGCGAGCGAACTGCCAGCGCCCACGTCGCCATCCAGCGCCAGAAGTCTTCGCGCGCGTGCCCCTTGAGCCGCCAGTTGTGCGTCGTGTTGCCGTCCTGTGTGAAGAAGAGCGCGATGATCTCCTTGCCCGACATCACGTCGAGGAACTCGGCGTGGTTGGTGATCTCGATCAGATCGTTCGGTGCCGGCGTCGCCGTGCAGGCGAGTCGGTACGGGATCGAGGCCGCGAACTCGTTGATCTGGTGGCGCACCTTGGAGTTGAATCCCTTGATGGCACTGGACTCGTCGAGCACGATCGCACCGAACTCCTTCGGATCAAAGAGATGCAGTCGCTCGTAGTTCGTGATGTTGATCCCCGGTCGCACGTCATCCGCATCGCGGCAGATCGTGACCGCCAGTCCGATCCGCGCTCCTTCCGCAACGGTCTGCTGCGAGACTGCGAGCGGCGCGAGGATCAGGACGTTCTCCTTCGCGTGCTCCGCGATGATCCGGGCCCATTCCAGCTGCATCAGCGTCTTGCCGAGGCCAGTGTTGGCAAAGATCGCCGCGCGTCCACGTCGCGTAGCCCAGCGCACGATGTCGCGCTGGAACGGGAACAGGAACGGGTTGATGTCATCGCGATCGATGTCAAAGCCAACGGGGTGGAAGCCGATACGCTTCGCTTCTAGGAACTGCTCGTATGTCCTCATCGGTGTGATCCTTCTTCCCGCAGATCTGGCCCCGTCACCGGGATCACCTTGGCCTTCTCGAGGAGCCGCGATATGATGCGCGGTCCGACTGTCTCCTCGAGTTGTTCGATATTCAGGTTGCTTGTCACGATGGTCGGCAGCTTTGCCTCGTACCGACTGTTGACGATCAGGTAGAGCTGTTCGGCCGCCCATTCCGAGAGCTTTTCGGTGCCGAAGTCGTCAAGCAGGAGGACGTTTGTACGCTGCAGCGATCGCAGCGTGTAGGTCGGCTCCTCCGCTCCATTCGGTCGCAGCCCCGCCAGGAGCGCAGGCACCGATCCCCACCGCACCGCGAGGCCCGTCCGGTGGAGCTCACGCAGGGCGCCGTATGCCAGTCCGGTCTTGCCGCGCCCGGTCGTGCCGAGGAGCACAAGGTTCGGCCCGTCTGTCACTCGAGGCGGGAGTCCCGCGTCGCCGAACGGCACCGAGAACTCGACCGCTCCGAGCCATGCCCGCACCTTCGCGGCGAGCTCGGCCTGCGGATGCGTGTCGAGACTCAGCCCTCGGAACCGAGGTGGCACAAGCCGCTCCCAGGCGGCCTCGTTGTCGAGCGCGACCTGGCGCGCCCGCCCGATCGCACACGTCTTGCAGGTCTCGCCATCGCGATCCGGCGGATACCCCGTGTCACCGCACTCAGCACAGTGCACCGTCGGCAACCACCCGTAGGTTCGGCAACGATCCGCTCGACGCTGCACCCACGCAGCTCGCAACGCCTCGATGCGGCTGCGGGAGGTGTTCACCACGTCGCCGATATGCTGCATACGGCCCGTTCGTTCTGTGTCGTGTGTGTTCATCTGCCGCTCCCTGTTGCTCGCCGGCCGCGCTCGCCGAGCCAATCAACGTCTGTTCCGTCGCCTGTGTGGATCTGCATGTTCCTGGGCTGCCGCGGCGGCGGCATCGCGCGCGGCTTCGGCTCGGATTTCTCCGGGCGCCCCTCCGCCACCCAGCGCGTAAACGCCTTGATCACGTCCGAGATCGCCGGTGGCGTCTCGCGCCACCCCTGCGAGCAGACGTACCTGGTGCACGCCTCGAAGTCCGCCGGCGTCGGCACGTCGTGCGGGATCACCCCGCCGTCCTTGAGCTGCCGAAACCCGACCGTCCGGCCGATCTCGGCCTCGGCGCTGTCGGGATCGAGCCCGATCCCGCGACACCACGCCGCGTACAGCTCGAGTCGTCGGGCGTGTTCGGCGTCGGATCTGAGTTGCCGAGGA